TAAAAGCCACAAACCAGTTACTTCCGTCAAACTCAATAATGTCACAGTTTTTAGCCACCAAGTTAGTATTGTTGACACCTCTCCATGCTTTGGCAGATTCCAAGTTATCGTGTGACCCAATGTCGTTCAAGATCAAGTATCTACTACCCGCAGTGGCAGAGATAAAAGTTGGATCAACTGGCATATTGTAGGGGTCAATAATGGCGTTTATTGGAGCGAGATTATTAGCAGGGTAAGTGTCAGGAATAGGCGAGAACAGAAGCCTTGACGGATCAGTAGGATGGTAGGCAACTGTCCCAATCAGAATGCTGCCATTGGGCTGTTCAAGTCTCACTGTGCTAATGCCACCTTGTAATGCTCTACCGTATATTTCAGCAAGGCGGTGCCATGAAAACGCTTCAGTAAGATACGCAATAGGCCCGTCGACAGTGTCAATGATCTTGTCTACTTTGCGGGTCAACTGCAGCATACCACTATTGTAAATGAGCCCATACTCAAGTGGTGTCAGCACTAACCTCGCCATAAGAGTTGCTGATGACAAATCTGTAAGATCCGGCGAGAGATCACCATTGGTATCAAACACTGACGAAATAATACGCTGAATAACTCCAAGTTGCTTGACCTTGGCAGGTAGTGACAACCAGATTGGTAACTCAAACCCTACAGTAAATATATCCATCTGCTGCCCAGCCCCGCCAGTTGGAACAGTTCTTGACGTCCAGCCAGTGTTTACTAAAAATATTGAGCTTAAACTGGTCCAATCAATGTAGTTGTCTGTGCTTTGGATTTCTAACGCAGGGTTAAACAACGGTAAAATCTGCTCAAGCAGTTGCAACTTTTGGGTAGTATTGCTAGTCCAAATGTCAACTTTGAGTGTGAGCTTATATGGAACTGGCATCATACGCTCTACCGTAAACGCACCACCCTGCGATTGTCCCCACTCGCCAGTAGCTTGATCATAGGTGCGTTCCCTGATGTTTAGCTTGCTCACATGGTATGGTTCTTGAACTCGGACACGATCATAATCGAGCCCTGTAATGTAGCAGGCAATGCAGGGCACAGTGGGAGTAGTGTTCTCACTGTTGCCCATGATGATGGAGGCAGCCTGAGCAGAAGAATCCCCATAGATTACTGGCACTTGCTGAAGCGTCTGATTTCCGTTAGAATCTTTGCCGAATTCTACCTGAAAATGACTGAAAGCGCGTATAAACTGCAATAAAAAGCGTCGAATCTGCCCTGAATATGCGAATGTGTTTAAGCTCATATTATCCTTAGTAATCAGTTGGTGGGCGCAAAGCCGTGGATAGCGGCTGTGCTGACGGAATGACCCGCCCGTTGGCCAGCGTAATAGTATTGGCATTGTTGGCAAAACTATTGCGTAGCGTATCGTTGCCTACTGCACCTGGAGTAAGGTTGGTGCGAACATTGTCCTCGACCTTGACCCAACGATGCCCATCGTAGCGGAACAGACGGTTTGGAAGATAGTCAAGCCGTAAGTGGTAGTCGCCCTGTGCTGGCGCAGACGGGAACGACACTCCTGCCGTGACTGGCAATCCGTTTGGCGCCAACCCGTCACCAGACAGATACCCCTTTGGATTCTGCTCTGTGACTGGGCTAAAAATAGCAGCGTCAGCAGTGACCCCACTATCTGCTGTCGTCATCATTGCGTCGGCAGTAGATTCGTGCTTGGCAAGATTACCGTCAGCGTCAGAGTATGGGCTGAATATTTTGCTTACATCATACCCACTCTTTGGAACCTCTGCTTCAGCCTGCTGAACGATAGCCTCGTTTATACCCACATACTTGTTGAAAGTGCTCATAATATCTGACAACGGTGTGCTGCCTGTTGAGGTGCCCTGCGGTCCAGCACTGTTATCAACTGCAATTTGGTTGAGAATGCCCTTATACTCTTGACTGTCAACGAGTGGGTTGAGTTTACAGCGCCACAAGTGCGGATACCAGGTTGGGCTAAACCCCTCACTTGCCCACGAACACTCGCCCACAACATAATAACGCTTCAGTGCTGCTGGGAAATCGTTCAACGCATCGTAATCTTTCAAGTGAAGCAGTTCAAAAACATCACCGCTCATGATTTTTCTACCAATGGTAGCGATCATCTCGTTGAGGTGGAAAGTCATCACAATGGTTCCAGTCTGTAAAAACATGCCAAACTGGGACAGATCAAAATCGTTGTCACTACGCTGGTAAATCCCTCGCATACTAAAGACACTGGTATCATACTTACGGTCGCGATTTTCAAGGAACAAAATATCTTGAATATTTGTCACACTTTGCGTAGTGTAGCTGGGTTGGGTGGCGTCACCCGTGGGCCCTTGATCCACTGGACCCAGATATTTGTGGACCAGAATCCCAGTGCCGCCCACCACAAACATTTCTGCGATTTGGCGGTCAATCCAGCGAAAATCTGCCCCTTTTTCTGGCTTCCACAAACTTAATCTGCTCATATTTTTGCCTCTACAATGTTGTATTTAGCCAAAATAATACTTGACAATCAACTATTCTGGCTGTATAATACATAGAAATGGAAATAACAAACAGTCTTGATTGGCAAAAAGTCCGCGCTGAACTTGAAGCAAGCATGCGAGCTGGGATTTTGACAATTAATGCACCAAGCTCCATTACCCAGCTAAATAACATGCTCGACGCGAAAAGAATGTTGACAAATATTGGTAATCGTGTTAAAATACTGTCAGAACACGAAATAACAGCTAGGCGAGATCATACAACATACAGTCAAAAGGTGGTCGCAACCACGGTTGCCACTATAAATGCTGAAATACATGATCTCGAGCAATGGATTTTCATGTTGACTTTAATGAAATAACTGGAGTAAACTATGGCTACGGTTGCTGGAATCAAAATCAAATCCAAAGCTAAACAAGAGCGGGCACCACGCGCTCATGGTGCGTTGGGTGAACCGGTGTGGGACACGGACCGGGCAGTATGTTTTGAGGACAAAGAGTTTGATCATCATCTGCGCAAAAGTCTTAACTTTTACAACTACAACTATAACCAAAAGGACTTGAAAAAGTATGTTTTGGAATGGTTGAAAGAAAATGCGAAATGGACACCTGAGCAGATTGCAGCATACGCTGACACCGATCCATATCTTACCCCTATGACCTTTTGCGGGCTAGTTAAATCCGTGTCTATGGGCATGCCGATGCGTGAAAACCATCGCGACCAACTGCTGGCACATATGACAAAGCTGATTCAGCCTGCTCTTGAAGCTCGCGCTGCTGAACGAGCAAAGCAAAAATCGGCAACTGGAACAGTTATTGCCCCGCTTACTATTCAAGATCGTCTTGCTGAAAAAACTGCTGAAATTATTGGCGAGATTGAAGGTCAAGTTGACCGTGTGTTTAACAAAGAGCCAGTTGAAATCAACATTTACGAGTTTTTGACTACCAAGGGTGTAGCACAGTCGCAAGTTGGAAAGATCCGTAAAGTGTTTCAACGCCAGATTGACGAAATCACAGAGTATGTCAACGGCAAAGATGCTCAACTAACCGAAGCCTACTCACATCTTAAAAAAGCTGATCTCAAACGCATTGGCGAGTTTTATGTGAAACTGATGGCTGACTTGGATAGCTATGCTCATGTCAAGAAAGCTACGAAAAAGGCTACTGTCCGTGTTAAAAAGCCAATGTCTAAAGATAAAGTTATTTCCAAGCTGAAATACTTGAAGGAAGACAAGCCGCTGAAGATGGTGAGCATTCACCCAGTTGACATCGTGGGCGCTAAAGAGCTGTGGTGCTTTGACACAAAGACCCGTAAGTTGATTCATTATGTTGCTGATCAGTATGCGTTGGAGTTGAGTGTGAAAGGAACCACGATTGTGGGATTTGACACGAGCAAGAGCTCTGCGAAGACTCTTAGGAAACCGTCAGAGCAACTTACTGCACTGATGAAAGCAGGTAAAGTGGCACTACGGACTTATATGGATGAGATCCGTGCCGTAGAAGTGCGTCCAAACGGTCGGATCAACGATCGGACACTACTGCTTCGGGTAGGTTAAAATGGCTGGAGTTCAAACTTGCACGGGCTGTAGCAAGCCCAAAATACACAGTCGAAAAGAGCAATGGTGGTCGTGTAGGGGGTATTTTGGGTTTTCTGGTGATTTTTGTAGCCCATGCTTCCGCAAAATCAGCCATGATTCTTACGGCAACCCAATGCACCCTGAAAAATACTTGCTTATGCTGCTAAAATGTGGCAACCGCCAAGAGGCAGTGATCAGTTAACTACTTACACAAATGGCTAAATACCATAAGTGTAAGGGATAACTATGCCATCATTGCCAACTAACGAATTTCAGCAAGTAACTGATCTTAAAACTGAAATCATTGATTACATCAAGCTGCGGCTTGGTGATCAAATGATTGATGTTGAGCTCGATCGTGAGCATTACATGGAAGCGATCAAGCAGGCACTAAAACGATATCGTGCCAGAACAGAACACGCGGTAGAAGAATCATACGCATTCCTAACCCTAACTAAAGAAACTCAAGAGTATATACTGCCACGAGAGATTATTTCAGTGCGGCAAATCTTTAGAAGCGGTGTGGGCGGACTGTCAAATACCAGCCAGTTTGAGCCATTTAGTTCTGGGTTTTTAAACACTTACATGCTAGCGGCTGGCCGCGTTGGTGGGCTAACTAGCTATGAACTGTTCGTTGATTACCAAAAGCTAGCAATGACAATGTTTGGCGGCTATATCAACTTTACCTTTAACGAAGCAACCCGCAAACTGACTATCGCTAGAAGGATACCATCAGACGCAGAGAACGTGCTGCTTTGGGTGTATAACTACAAACCAGATGATGCGATACTGAATGACAACAGATCCAACCTGTGGATTCAAGAGTATGCTTACAGTATGGCAAAGCACATGCTGGGTGAGGCAAGAGAGAAGTTTGCGACCATCGCTGGCCCGCAAGGCGGATCAACATTGAACGGAACAGCGTTGAAAACAGAAGCTAAAGCAGAAATGGAAGCACTGATGGATGAGCTGAACAAATACGGTGACGGCAGTTCCCCGCTTACCTTCATAATAGGTTAAACATATTATGAGAGCATCAGAATTCCTACCAGAAGGCTTATTACCAAGTAATCAGGCTGATCCAATGCCTGCTACCTTTGTCTTGCCTGGGTTGAAAAGTCAAGATCCATACACCCAATATCGCTTTGGAGTCACTATGGCAAGTGCTAGGGCACGGGCTAATAACGAGGTTGCAGCTTACGAGAACGAAAGCAACTTTGGTGAGGATATGGTAGTCGTATGCCGCTCACCAGAAGAGGAAGAAACGCTAAAAATGGCACTGTCGGACTACGGCAAAAATAATCAGAGCAATCAGATCTCAACCTCAACCTCTCGTGAGCCGCCTGCCACTAACAAGCAATCTCCAGTGTTAGGAAATACGCGCAAATACGGCAAAAACAGTTAGTCAAAACTGTTGACCTACCCGCCGCCACTCTGCTATACTTAACCTGTAATACAGGATTCAAAAATATGGCAATCATTTCACTTTCAGGTTTGATCGGTTCTGGCAAAGACACAGTCTCTGACTACCTGGTTAAAGAGCACGGATTTTTACGGGCATCGTTCGCTGATACACTGAAGGACGCAGTGGCAGCAGTGTTTGGATGGGACAGGGTTATGCTTGAGGGCAAGACGCCGCATGCAAGAGCAGAACGAGAGAAGGTAGATCAATGGTGGTCTAAACGACTGGGCATGCCCGCACTAACCCCACGCTGGGTGTTACAGCACTGGGGGACAGAAGTGTGCCGCCAAGGATTTTCAGACGAGATTTGGATCGCAAGCCTTGAAAAAAAGCTGATAACCATGGCTGACAAAAATGTCGTAGTTAGTGATGCACGGTTCATGAACGAGCTAGCAATGCTTGAAAATATTGGAGCGACTACAATCCAGGTTCAGCGCGGTGAGTTACCGTCATGGTGGGAGACCGCAGTATCTGCCAACACTGACCCTACGGCAGCAGACGCTATGACGGCATTGGGCATCCACCGCTCTGAATGGGACTGGGCAGCCTTTTCGTTTGACACCATCATCCTCAACAATGGCACCCTTGAGTCACTCTTCAAGGTCGTAGACATGATGCTCCCACGAGCAGCCACTAAAAATCTGGCAGAATACGACGATGACCACCACCAGTATTGTGTTGCCATTTAGCTCCACTCTGCGCTAACTCTATGCTACAATTAGCGCAGATGGTTTTCAGATTGCTCCAGTCATTGTTGTAGTCATTGCCGTCAATGTGATGGACACTGGCCTGCTGCTCAGTCTTGAACCTGAACGAGCACCGCTCACAGTGATCCATCTTCTTATACCCGCTGCGGACCCACCCAGCAGGTAGCGGCTTCCTACGAGCGCGATGACACTGATCGCACTTGGTGCGATAGTGCGCCACCTCACCCTTGTAGTAGTTGACGGCCACTGGTCTAATCCCGCAACACGGGCAGATTTTACGTTGATTCATGCTGTATTTAGCACGGCCCTTTGCCAAAGAGCATTGAAATGAGTGATTTTTCATGCCATCAGATAAATACTTTTAACTATGTTTTAAGGAGTTATTCCCATGTTAGTATCACCAGGCTCAGAAATTTCCGTCATTGACGAAAGCCAATATGTTTCCACTGCAGTTGGAACAGTGCCATTCATTCTTATGGCTACTGCAGAAAATAAGTTGTTCAATGGCTCCATTGCTCAATACTCTACCAAAGTAAATGCTGGCAAGCTTCTTGCAGTTACAAGCCAGCGCGATTTGATTACTAACTTTGGTTATCCAGAATTTAAAGAAAGTGCAGCAGGTACGCCATTACACGGCCACCAGTTAAATGAATACGGGTTGATGACCGCATACAGCGCTCTTGGAACAGTAAACAGAATGTTTATTATCCGTGCTGATATTGACTTGGCACAGCTAGAGGGTACAGCAGTTCGACCAATAGGTGAACCAGCCAACGGTACTTACTGGTTAGACTTAACCAACACAAAATGGGGTATTTTCCAATGGGATGCCACTGCCCAAGAGTTTACTTCAGTGTCGCCATTGGTTATTACATCATCAGCATCAACATTTAGCAATAGTGGCATTTTAACTCCTGTGTCCACCGTCGGCCAAGTTGGCTCTTACGCTGTTGTTGCCAATAGCTCAAACAACTATATTTTCTACAAACGCAAAGATAACATTTGGGTTCAAGTTGGCAGTCAACAATGGCAAGACGCCTTCCCAACTTTGACTGGCACTGTATCAGTTACTGGGATGGTATTGACTCCAGGTAGCACGGTTACATTGAACAATGTGGTAGTAACATTGACTGGGTCGGATGCTTATTCAGCAGTAGCCAATATTAATTCAGCCGCTATCTCAGGCGTTACGGCAGCAGTGGTAAATGATAGAGTTGAGTTGTATGCTACATCAGCAGCATTGAATGGCAAATTAATTGTTGCTGCAGGCTCAGTTGAAGCTGCTATGGGCATTAACATTACTGGAACACCAGTTACATCTTATCCACCAGCAATGCAGTATGGCGGTTATGTTGGTGTCCCAGATTGGAGAGCTAGCGATTCACAACCACGCCCATCTGGTAGTGTGTGGATGAAAACATCAGTGTTAGGTGGCGGAGCATCATTGGTATTTAAAAAATACGATTCCGAAGCAAATGTTTGGAATACACAAACCACACCTATATATCAATCTGAATCAGATGCAATATATGATTTAGATCCAGGTGCAGGCGGTTTTGGCATTGAAGCAGGGACTATCTATATTCACCAAGACTATTTGGGCAATAACACTTCCTCTTTTAAACCATACATTAAAACTAAATCTGGTGCAATGTCAGTTACTGGAACCGCACCACTGACCCCATCAGTGTTTACTCCTGGTGATCAGTTCAGAGTTAGATATTCTACTCCTGGTGTTCAAGCTATTCAAGCAAAGGTTATTACTTTAACTGGAACAGACAGTGAAGCATTTGTAAACAGTATTCTTGGTGCATTTATGCCCGATATTACGGCACAGTTAAACAGCGACGGCTCAATAACAATATCACATCTTCAAGGTGGAGTTATTACGTTAGAAAATATAATCGGAACACCGCTAATTACCGCTGGATTTACATCAGCTACTTTGAACGTGGAAACAGTACCAGGTAGTACATCACTAAAACTGTCAAACTTTAAACCATTGGTATACACCTACTCCGCAAGCAAGCCATACACTGCTCCAGCTGATGGCACACTGTGGTTCTACAACAGTCCACTGGATGTTGACATTATGGTGAATGACGCAAGTGGTTGGAAGGGCTATCGTAACGTGCCTAATGA